CGTCATCACCTCGCCCTGGGCGATACAGCCGGAAAAGCTCCTGGAGATCCAGGCGATTTATGCCACGCACATGCGCGGCGAGAAAATCGATATCGACGCCGTTGAAAAGCGTCTCGGCCGCACACTGGTCAACGAACAACAAGCCTTCGAGATTCGCGACGGCGTGGCCATCATCCCGGTCAATGGCATCCTCGCCAAACGCGCCAACCTGATGACGCAGGTTTCCGGCATGTCCAGCATGGAACTGATCGGGCGCGACTTCAAGCAAGCCCTTGCTGATCCGGAAGTGCAGGCCATCATCCTTGCAATCGACTCGCCCGGCGGCACTGTCGACGGTACCCAGGCGCTGGCCTCGATCATCGCTTCGGCGCGCGGCGTCAAGCCGGTAGCCACCTGGGCCGATGGCGGCATGTGCAGCGCGGCCTACTGGATCGGCGCCCAGGCTGACGCCATCTACATCGCTGGCGACACGGTACCGGTCGGCTCGATCGGCGTCGTTTGCAGTCACTGCGATATCTCCGGCGCGCAAGCCGCCGAGGGCGTCAAGACCACCGAAATCACCGCCGGGAAATACAAGCGTGTCGCCAGCCAGTATGGACCGCTCACCGAAGACGGGCGCGCCTCCATGCAGTCAACGGTCGATTACCTCTATTCGATCTTTGTTGCCGACGTCGCCATGGCGCGCGGCGTCTCCGAAGAAAAAGTCATTCAGGACATGGCCGATGGCCGCGTCTTTATCGGCAAGCAGGCGGTTGCTGCCGGGTTGGTGGACGGTGTTGCCACCCTCGACGGCGTGATTGCCAGCCTCAAACAACGTGCCGCCGGTGCCGCGGTTAAATCCACTTTCAATGCAAAAGGAGATCCCGTAATGGATCGAGAAACCCTATTGGCGGCTCATCCCGAGCTCGTCGACGCCCTCCGTGCTGAGGGAGCGACCGCTGAACGCGACCGCATCCTCTCCGTGGAATCCCAGACCCTGCCCGGTCACGCGGCGCTCATTGCAACGCTCAAAGCCGACGGCAAGACCTCCGGGCCGGAAGCCGCGGCGCAAGTGCTGGCCGCCGAACGCGCCAAGCTCGCCAATATGGCGATCGCCTTGGCGGCTGATGCGCCACTCGTAGTGCCGCACGCCGCTGTTCCGGAAGAGCCGGCGGCCGAGTCGAAAGACCCGCGCACGGCACTGCACAACAAGGCCAAGCAGTACCAGGCCGACCACCCCGGAACCACGTATCTGGCCGCGATCAACGCGACCGCTCAAGCCTAAGGAGCCTGACCATGACCACCCAGAACATTGCGTTGCTCACGCTGACCATCGCCCTGACCGGCACGGCAAGCGCCTGCCGCTTCATCACCCCCACAGGCACCCAGACGGCAGCCGACGGAAACGCCATTGGCGTCTCGCGAACCGGGGGAATCTCAGGAGACAAGATCGCAGTCGATATCGACGGCACCGCGGTCATCGAGTCCGGCGCCGCTTTTGCCTTGGGCGCCACCCTCAAGGCCGACGCCACGGGGCGCGGCATCACCTGGGTCACCTCCGGCGGAAAAGTCGCGATCGCGCTCGAAGCGGCGACGGCGGCCGGGCAGTTCGTCGAAGTCCTCCTCATTGACAACGCTGCGTAACGCGGCCTGACCGAAAGGAAGCAAAATGCAACAGCAAACTAACAGCCAGGCTCGTGTGATCGATCCCGTCCTCTCCGAGATCGCGCAGGGCTACAAGAACGCCGCCATGGTCGGCTTGAATCTCTTTCCGCCCGTCCCGGTCGCGCAGCGCGGGGGCAGCATCATCTCCTTCTCGAAAGAGGATTTTGCGCTGTACAACACCGGCCGTTCTCCCGGTGCGGCGACCAAGCGCGTCCAGTTCGGTTACGTGTCGGGCAAATACGCGCTCGACCAGCTCGCCCTGGAAGCGGTCGCGCCCTGGGAACTGCAGCAGGAAGCCAGCGCCGTGGCCAAGATCAATATCGCCAGTATCGCGGTACGCAAAACGCAGAACATCATTGCCCTGCGTCTCGAAAAGGCCCAAGCCGATCTGGCGACGACCGCGGCCAGCTACGGCGCCGCCAACAAGATCACCCTCTCCGGCACCAGCCAATGGAGTGATTTCACCGGCGTCTCCAGCCCGTCAAAGGATATCGAAACGGCCAAGGAAGCCATTCGTTCCCAGACCGGAAAAGCCGGCAACCTGGTGGTCATCTCGGCCATGGTCATGGCCAAGCTGCGGCAGCACCCGCTCATCATCGACCGCATCAAATACACCGGCCGTGACACTGTGACGCCGGATCTGCTCGCGGCGCTGTGGGGTGTCGACCAGGTCGTCGTCGGTGGCGCGGTTTATACCGACAATGCCGGCGCGATCAATGACGTCTGGGGAAAGTTCGTCGTCGTCGCCTACGCGCAAACGGGCTCGGTCGCCGACCTGGGCGAACCGACCTACGGCTACACCTACCGCCTCGACGGCGCGCCGTATGTTGAGCAGGGCTACCAGGACCGCAACGCCAAGTCGGATATCTACCCGGTCACCGACGAAGTGTCGCCGGTACTCACCGCCGCCCTCAGCGGCTACCTGATTTCCGCCGCGATTGCCTAAGGAGAGCCCCATGAAATATCACGTACAGGAGCCGCTGCGCCACGACGGCGAAGAGTTCGCCGTCGGCAGCACCGTCGATCTGGACCCCAAGGCGGCGAAAGCCTTGCTCGCCTCGGGCGTCCTCATCGATCAGGCCACCGCCAAGGCCAAGGCTGAAGCAGCCAAAGCCGAGGCCGGCGAAAGCGATCCGGTCTGAGCCATGTTCGATGCCGCCGACCTTGCTGTATTCGTTGATGCCGACATGCCGGGCTACGTTTCGGCGACGGTCAACGGACAGCGGGTCAACGGCCTCTTTCGTGCGCGTTACGCCGAAACCTTCGGCTTTGTCGGCGGTACGCAACCGGGACTGCGGGTTCACGACTCGCTCGCCGTGCTTGAAGGGGATTCCGTGCTGATCGGTGCGGCGGTCTATACCGTTGCCACGATTGAACCGGCCGAACCCGGTTTCAATTTGCTGAAACTGGAAACCGTATGAGCCACGTCCGTCAGCAGATCCGCGAAGCCGCCGCCATCGTCCTCACTGGCCTCGCAATCAGCGGCTCGCGTGTCTTCCAAAACCGATTGCGTCCGCTCAAGGACGCCGATCTGCCGTGCCTGCTGATCAATACCGACGATGAGGACATCGAAACCATCGGTTTTACCGCCGACGCCCCGCAAGAACGCCGCCTGACCCTGATGATCCGCGCCCTGGCCAAGCAATCCCTCACGCTCGACGACACCCTCGACAACATGTTGGCCGAGATTGAATCCGCGTTGGCCAGGCAGACATTCGGCGGTCTCGCCAAAAGCCTGCTGCTGGAAAAAATCAGCATCGAAATGAACGACGACCTGGAAAAGCCCGTCGGCGTCGCCTCCGCGCACTACCAGCTTACCTACTACACCGCCACCGGCAACCCCGGCACGGCGCTTTAAGGAGCAACACCATGCCCACTCCCCGCAAATGGTCCAACGTCGCCGTAGCGATGCAATCCATCCTCGCTGTTGCCGTCACCGCCACGGCAATCAGCAAGGCCACGGAAGGCGTCGTCACCGCCCCCAATACCCTGGTTGCCGGCGACTACGTCGTTGCGGTCAATATTCAGGGCATGCGCCAGATCGACGACCGCATCTTCCGCGTCAAGTCGCCATCGGCCTCCGCCTTCTCGCTCGAAGGCGAAGATACGACGCTGTTTGACACCTTCAGCTCGGGCACTTTCCAGAAGATCACCTTCGGCACGTCGATTACGACGGCGACGACGATCAGCCCGTCGGGCGGCGAATTCGACATGATCGACACGACGACGATCCACGTCTCGCAGCGCAGCCAGATGCCCGGCTTGCCGAGCGCCATGAAGTACGACATGGACCAGATCTGGGACGTCTCCGACGCCGGCCTCAAGGCCATGAAGAGCGCCAGCGATGCGCAAGCCAAGCGCGCCTTCTTGTTCACCTTCGGCGTCGGCGGCCAGATCATGGCCTTCAATGGTTACGTCGGCTACTCCGGCGCGCCGGGCGGATCGTCGCAGCAGATGGTCACCTCCAAGGCGACAATCACCTGTAACGGCACGCCCACCTACTACGCGAGCTGACATGTCGGCGCTTTCTGAAAAACTGCGCAAGGCTCGCACGTTGCGGGTCGAGGCCGGGGGGTTCACGTTCCTGGTGCTGCGTCCGACGCCGCTCGAACGCGAGGAGAAGCTGCGCGGCAACGTCGCGCGCGGAATCCTTTCGCTGATCACCGGATGGGAAGACGTAACCGAGCTGTCGATGTTCGGTGGAGGTACCCCTCACCCACTGCCGTTTGACGCCGACGCCTGCGCCGAATGGCTGACCGACCGGCCGGACCTATTCAACGTCATCGCCAAGGCCGTGGTCGACGGCTTTGAAGCCTACCTCTTGGCGCAGGAGGAAGCGCTAAAAAACTGAGGGCCTGGCTTGACGAGCAGCAGCTTCCGGAAAAAGTCAGGTCAGGCGGAACTCCCCGGGGCGTGGCCGTCGCCGTTGCCGCCTGGAACATGATGTCCGGGCTCGATTGGTCGGCGCTGCCAATAGTCTGCGACCTGCTTGGCGTCAGCGATCCAGAGCACCTGGTGCAGCAATTGATTCTTCTGAGAGACCATACGAGCGAGACTGATGGCTGACCCAAAACTAAACATCGAAATCACCGCCAAACTCGACAGCCTCGATCGCGATTTTGCAAGAGTCAACGGTATGGCGCGCGATACGGCGAGCAAGGTTGAAAGCGCGTTCGGCGGCCTGGGCAGTTCGCTCAAGGGAATTGCCGGCGGATTGGTGGCGGCGTTCTCGGTCGATATGTTCGCTGGAATATTCACCGGCGCGGTCGAAGCGCAGGATCATCTCAACGATTTATCAAAATCCACCTCGATCTCTGTAGAGACGCTGGCAGGCCTCGGCGCCGCAGCGCGAAAGTCTGGCGGAAATCTGGATGATGTCGCCGCATCGGTTAACAAGCTGTCGGTCAACATGGGCAAGGATCCGGAGAAGTTCAAAGCGATCGGCATTAGCGCCAAGGAGCCGATCGAGGCATTCAAGCAACTGGCCGACGTCTTCGTCTCAATACAAGACCCTCAGGAGCGCGCAGCGTTTGGCGCTGCAGCGCTTGGCAAGTCGTGGGCCGGGACGGCGCCGCTGCTTGCAGAAGGCGGCAAGTCAATTGGCGAGATGGTCGAGAGGGGGACAAGGCTCTCAAAGGTTACCGCCGATTCAGCAAAAGCTGCTGATGAGCTGAATGACAGTCTTGAAGAATTAAAATCTGCGGCAAGTGGGGCATCAACATCGATCGCTAATCTAGCTGTTGGTCCGCTGACTGATATGGTCAGAGCTATGAATTCCGCTGGTGATGCAACAGGTGGATTTTTCAAGGGATTGGCGCTGTGGGCGACTATGAGCGGGAAAGAGTTCGACGCGCCAGGGCAGGCAGTCGCTGAGCTTTCCAAGAAAATAAAATCTTTGGAGAGTGATCGTGAAGCCCTAACCAAGCCTGGACTGGCCAATTCAATTAACAATGCGCTATTTAGCGACGTTGGACAGATTGATACACAGTTGGCATTTCTGACAAAGAAGCTGGAATTAATGAAGTCAATCCAGCGAGACAAAGCTCTTTCTGGGACAAACTATAGTAATGAAGGCCGGGGCAGTTCAGTTTCTGGCGAAACGCCAGACGTCCGAAAATTCCTCGACGGTGACAAAAGTACTCCAAAAGTCACCGCCCAGATCAGCGACGGGCAGCGCCTGATCCAGCAGCTCCGGGACCGAATGTCGAC